TACGCTACCGTGAACCCTGCTGCTAACGCTGGCTTGGTTGAAGGCATGAAAGGTCTGTTCAACCCAACAGACACTATCAGCAAGCAATTCAAGAACGGCATGATGGGTACTGGCGTGTTGGGCTATGACGAGATCAATATGTCTCAGTCCATCAAGCAACACACCACAGGCACTCGCGCTGCTACCGGCAACACCACTGGCGCTGCTGTGACTTCCGAAGGTTCGTCTACCCTGACCCTGACCGTTGGCTCTGGTGAACTGCTTGCAGTTGGTGACGTGTTTACGATTGCTGATTGCTACGCTGTGAACCCACAAACCCGTGAATCCACTGGTTCGTTGTTCCAATTCGTTGCTTTGGCTTCTACAACAAGCACCACAACTGCTACTGTTACCGTTGCTCCTATGTACTCAGCATCAAGCGCTTTGGCTACCATGTTGACTTTGCCTGCAAACAGCAAAGCTGTTGTGTTTACTGGCACTGCTTCTACCCAGTACCCACAGAACTTGGTCTATCACAAAGATGCGATCACTTTTGCTACTGCTGACTTGTTGCTCCCACAAGGTGTTGACATGGCTGCTCGTGCGGTTCATAACGGTATCAGCTTGCGCGTTGTTCGCCAGTACGATATCAACAATGACCGTATGCCTTGCCGTATTGACGTACTGTATGGCTACAGCACCATCCGTCCACAAATGGCTTGCCGCATTTGGGGCTAAATTGAATGCCCCTTCGGGGGCTTCATTCCGTAACTATTTTTAAGGATATATATCATGGCTTTACCTAATGGCGCAGGCGGTTACCAAGTTGGTGACGGCAATTTAACAGAAGCTCAACTCGTTGTTCAAACTATTCCAACATCTTTGACAGCAGACACCACATTGACCGCAGCTCAAGTTGCAGTTGGTTTGGTTGTTTGTGCAAAAGCATCGGATGCTACATTGACAGTTACTCTGCCTACAGCAGCGTTGCTTGATGCGGCTATTCCAAGTGCAAAAGTTGGTTCAGCATTTGATCTGACTATCTGTAACAACAACAACACTGGCGCATCGTCTACCGTTCCTGTCACAACAGGCACTGGTATCACGATTTTTGGCTCAGTTACTGTCCCACGTTTCGGTGCATACACATACCGTTTTGTGAAGACTGGTGACGCTGCTTACTCGGCATTCTTGAAGTAAACCTAAATGGGGGCTTTGGCTCCCATTTTTAAAAGGACTAAATCATGCCAAATACAAAATCAATCGGTGTTGCTTACGAAGATCAGCAACTTGACGGTGCGGTTATGGGCAAAACTGGTGGAACTGCGGGGTTCTATGGAACTACGCCAGTTACACAAGCTGCGGCCATTACTGCTGTTACCAATAGTGCTACGGGAACTGAACTGGCAACCGCCATCAACGCTCTTCGTGTAGCATTAAAAAACATCGGCATCACTGCCTAAATCAAAGGGGGCTAATCACCCCCTTCTTTAAATTATGGCTATTATTTACATGTCCCATCCAGTTCACGGTGCAAAGGTTGCCACTATGGAGCTTGAGGCTGTATATGATGAAGAAAATGGTTGGACAAGGTATACTTTGGATACGCCAATAGAGGCGGCTCCTGTTGTAAATACATTGGAAGTTAAACGTAGGCGTGGCCGCCCTGCTGTAGAGGTGGTCGAACAAGGAGCGTAATATGGCCACATACACGGCTGGCGATCAAATCAATAGGGCATTGCGATTGCTCGGTGTGTTGGCTGAAGGTGAAACCCCGTCTGCATCGGTTTCACAAGACTCGCTCATGGCGTTAAATCAGATGATTGACTCGTGGAATACCGAGCGATTGGCTGTTTTTAGCACTCAAGATCAGATATTTACTTGGCCTGCTGGGTTTATTAACCGCACTCTTGGCCCAACGGGTGATTTTGTTGGCAATCGTCCTATCTTGTTGGATGATGCTACTTACTACCGTGACCCAGGCACTAATGTGTCGTTCGGTATAAAAATGATTAACCAACAGCAGTACGATGGTATTGCTGTTAAGACGGTAACGTCTACCTACCCACAAGTGTTGTTTATCAACATGACATATCCTAATGTTGATATGTACATCTATCCCAAGCCTACACGGGACTTGGAATGGCACTTTATTTCGGTGGAAGAGCTAACTCGTCCTGCTACCCTAGCAACTGATATTTTGTTCCCACCAGGCTATCTAAGAGCGTTTACCTACAACTTGGCAATGGAAATTGCGCCTGAGTTTGGTGTTGAACCAAGCCCACAAGTGCAACGCATTGCAATGACATCTAAGCGCAATCTTAAGCGCATCAACAACCCAGATGACGTAATGTCCATGCCTTACGCCATCGTTGCCTCGCGTCAACGCTTCAATATCTACGCTGGAAATTATTGATGAAAACGCCAATTCTGGGATCATCGTATGTGGCTCGCAGTGTGAACGCTGCCGATGCCCAGATGATCAACTTGTTTCCAGAAATCATCCCCGAGGGTGGGGTTGAACCAGCTTTCCTGAATCGCGCACCAGGTCTGAACTTTTTGCAAACCGTAGGCACTGGCCCTATCCGTGGGTTATGGGCGCACCAGACTAACGGGTCTGACTTTTATGTTGTATCTGGCGTTGAAGTTTATAAATTAACTGGTTTGACTAGTACGCCAATAAAAATTGGTGACGTATCTGGCACAGGTCCTGTAAGCATTGCTGACAATGGCGCAGTAATCTTCTTTGCTTGCGATGGTCCAAGCTACACCTATTACGAACCCACAGGCGCGTTTGACCAGATCACAGACGCTAACTTCCCTGGCGCAAAGACGGTTAGTTACTTAGACACCTTGTTTGTGTTCAACGAACCCAATAGCCAACGCATTTGGAGCGTAGACACCATCAACCCTGCCAACGGTGACTACATTTATCCTTTGGTTTTTAACGCCTTAGACTTCTCATCTGCTGACGGATCGCCTGATGGTGTGGTGGCGGTTAATGCTGATCACAGACAGTTATGGGTGTTTGGCACTGACTCTACTGAGGTTTGGTATAACGCAGGACTAGCCAACTTCCCATTATCGCCCATCCAAGGCGCATTTAACGAGATTGGATGTGTGGCTGCGTACTCGGTTGCCAAACTTGATAACACCTTGTTCTGGCTAGGCACAGACGCTCGTGGACAAGGCATTGTTTATCGGGCTAATGGTTATAACGCAGCCCGTGTTTCTACACACGCTGTAGAGTACGCTATTGCTCAATACGGCAACATTTCTGATGCTTTAGCGTATACCTATCAGGAGGAAGGCCATTCCTTTTATATGCTGACCTTCCCAAGCGCTAATGCAACTTGGTGTTATGACGTAGCGACACAGGCATGGCATGTCCGAGCAGGGTGGGTAAATGGCGAATTTACCCGCCATCGTAGCAATTGCCAATGTAACTTTGGTGGCAACATCATTGTTGGTGACTTTGAAAACGGCAACATTTACACGTTAAACCTTGGCGTTTATGCTGACAATGGACAACCACAGAAATGGTTGCGTTCTTGGAGAGCATTGCCAACAGGACAAAACAATCTTAAACGCACTGCCCAACATAGTTTGCAACTAAATTGCGAGTCTGGAACAGGTCTAAATGATGGACAAGGCAGTGACCCACAGGTCATGTTGCGTTGGTCTGATGATGGTGGCCACACTTGGTCAAACGAACATTGGTCGCCAATGGGCAAAATTGGCGAGTATTACAAGCGCGTCTTTTGGAGGCGTTTGGGTATGACTTTGAAATTGCGTGATCGTGTCTATGAGCTTTCGGGTACTGATCCTATCAAGATTGACATTACAGGCGCTGAACTTATTCTTTCACCCACGAATGCGTAATGGGCGTACAAAACAATCAAATTACTGCACCTCGTGTTGATCTCATTGATGAGAACACGGGGAAGATTAGGCGCGAGTGGTACATGTTTCTGTACAACTTGTACACCATCACAGGCTCTGGATCAGGGATTACCCCAGTAGTCAATGGTGGCACAGGGCTAGGAACAATCCCAACTAACGGTCAACTGTTGATTGGCACAGGCACAGGCTACGCTTTAAACACTCTAGGGTACGGTGTAGGAATATCAGTAACCAATGGGTCTGGCACGATAGTAGTCGCTAACACAGGCGTATTGTCAAACATTCAAGGCACAGGCATTTCGGTGTCTGGCGCAACTGGTAATGTAACTATCTCCAATACTGGCGTACTAAGTTTCTCAGGTGGCACAACAGGCTTAACCCCAAACACAGCGACTGCTGGTGCGGTAACTTTAGGTGGAACATTAGCAATTGCAAATGGTGGCACAAATGGAACGGCTACCCCTACTGCTGGCGCTGTTGCCTATGGGTCTGGAACTGCTTACGCATTTACTTCCGCAGGCACTTCTGGACAAGTTTTAACCTCTGCGGGCGCAAGTACACCAACTTGGACAACGCCAACAACAGGTACGGTCACTAGCGTATCAGGCACAGGAACAGTCAATGGCATCACACTGACAGGCACAGTAACTTCTAGCGGTAGCTTAACGCTTGGCGGTACTTTGGGCGGTATTGGCAACAGTCAATTGACCAATAGCACCATTTCAGGCGTTGCTTTAGGTAGTAGTTTATTTAATCTTACGGCTGGCACAGGCGTATCTTTTAGTTCTGGCACAACATATAACGGCTCTGCTGCCATTACGATTAACGCTACAGGATCAGGTGGTACGGTTACTTCAGTAACAGGCACTTCGCCTGTAGTGTCATCGGGTGGTACAACTCCAGCAATAAGTTTGGCTGCCGCGTATGGCGATACGTTAAATCCTTATGGAACAAAAACTGCCAATTATGTTTTGGCTGGGCCAACAACAGGAGCTGCGACTGCGCCTGCATTTAGGGCTTTAGTTGCTGCTGACATTCCTTCTTTGCCTTACGGCACAGGCACAGTTACTAGCGTTTCGGTTGTTTCAGCAAATGGCTTTGCGGGGACGGTAGCCACAGCAACAACAACGCCTGCAATCACGATTTCTACCAGCATTACTGGCGTTCTCAAGGGTAACGGTACGGCAATCTCTGCGGCTGTTGTAAATACCGACTATCTTGCGCCTTCTGCGCCTGTCACCAAAACCGCTAACTTTACTGTTGCTGACACTGACGTTTGGTTGATCAACAACAAGACAGGCTCAACTTGTACGGTAACTTTGCCTACCGCCTCAAGTTGGACAGGTCGGGTTTTGCGGTTTCAAAACTACCAAGTGCAAACGGTTGTGTCGGCATCCTCAAATGTAGTACCTTTAACTGGTGGTGCGGCAGGGACATCTATCCTATTGGCTAGTTCAGGCGATTCGGCTACATTGGTGTCGGATGGCACAAACTGGTTGGTGACACAATATATACCTAACAACATCCTTCTTTTGGAATAAAATGAGCTTTATTGAACCTGAAATCAAGCATCACTTTGGCGGAGGAATTTACGCCAAAGAGACTTTTATTCCAGAAGGCAAGTGGTTAGTTCAGCACACTCACAAATTTGACCATTTGTCGGTGCTTGCCAAAGGTTCTATTGAATTGATTGTTGATGGACAAGTATCGGTGGTTCATGCCCCTGCTTGTCTGACAATTTCTGCTGGTAAACATCATGGCGTTAAATCGCTGACAGATGTTGTCTGGTACTGTATTCACGCAACGGATTGCACTGATGAAGATAATATCGACGAAGTAATAATCGCTGATGTTGACAATCGTCAAGTGCAAGAAATTGCTAAATGTTTGACTGAAGGAGTTTAATATGCCTTGGATGATGCCAGCAGCGATTGTCGGTAGTTCTTTACTTGGATCAAGCGCGGCTAGTAGCGCCGCTAATACGCAAGCTGAAGCAGCAAACCGCGCTTCTGATTTGCAATACAAAATGTTTCAAGAGCAACAAGCGGCGCAAGCGCCTTTCCGCGCTGCTGGTGAAACTGCGTTAAACAAGTTAATTCCAGAAGCCACAAACTATAAACCTTTTAGCTATAGCGCAATGACCGCAGACCCTGGCTATGGTTTTAGATTATCAGAAGGAATGAGGGCGCTTGGCCACAAAGCAGGCGCTGGCGGTGGTTTAGTTTCTGGTCAATCATTAAAAGCATTGCAAGACTACGCACAAAACTCCGCATCTAATGAATACACCAACGCATTTAACCGTTATCAATTAGAGCGCCAAGCTCGTTTAAATCCTTTGCAATCATTAGCGGGTGTTGGTCAAACAGCAGCTAACACAATTGGTGCTAACGCAGGCACTTATGGCACAAACGTAGGTAATTTGATGACGGGTGGTGCGGCGGCATCTGCTGCTGGTGGAGTTGGCGTGGCAAATGCTTTAACTGGTGGTTTAGGTACATACTTAAATTACAACCAAGGCAATAATTTGGTGTCTGCGTTAAGAAACCGTGGCACAACTATTCCTAGCAGTTCCTCTCTTATGACTGAGCCTTACGCTGGCTATAACGCTTCAGTTGGTTTATAAGGAATAAATATGGCACTTGATCCATCCATAGCACTTGGCGTTAGACCTCTTGAGGTTGCCAATCCGCTAACGCAATACTCGCAAATAGCGCAATTACAAACTTTGCAAAATCAAAATCAAGTTGCTCAAATGCAATTTGAAAAGATGCGTCAACATGAAAATTATTTGACCAAAATGCAAGAAGCCATTTCTAAAAATGGTGGTCCTGATTTGATGACTGCGGCTTCTTTAATGGCGCAAAGTCCTGACCAAAATGTGCAAATGCATGGCATTCAGATGCTACAAGCACAACAAGAATTGGCGGCTTATAACAAGAAATTTGGCGCACCTGCTACCGCAACTGGTGGATTTGGTGGTGGCGCTCCTGTGCCAAGTGGCGCTTTGGGTTCTGGAACATTTGGGATAAATCCAGAACCAGCGCCTATGAACGCTTTAGCACCAAAGGTTGCACCTACGCCATCTAAGAATGCTTTGGCGGTTGATGTCAATTCTTTGCGCCAAGAACTAATGGACTTGTCGCAATATCCTAATGTTCCACAAGCTAAGTTACGCGCTGGAATCATTCAAGAACAACTTAAAGAAGCAATGAAGGCGCACGTTGTGCCTAATGTTGGATTGGTTAGCGGTGCTGGTCAGACCATTGTGGCTTCTGGCATGGCCCCAACTGACATCAAGCGTTTGACCGCAGAACGTGATGCATTGCCTGTTGGCGATCCAAATCGCAAACTATATGACCAAGCGATTGCCGACATTGGTGGTTCAACCCGTGTAGCACAACAACGCTTGGCGTTTGACCAATCTAAGTTTGCATGGGAAAAAGCTAACCCAGGCTTTGAACTCAAAGAAACTGAAGACGGTTCTATTGTTGGTGTCAACAAACGCACATTGCAAGCATTCCCTGTTACTGTTGGTGGCGCTCCTTCTGCTGTTGCTCCTGCCGTTGGTGGTGGCATACCAACTGGGCGCACTGCTCCTGTTGGACAACCTATTGGCGCTCCCGTAGAGGGCGCACCTATGGCTGGCACTCCGCTAAAAGGAAAAGGCACAGCTTTGACAGAGGCTCAAGGCAACGCTACGGCATTTGGTATGCGTATGCTTGAATCACAAAAACTATTAAATGATTTAGAGAAATCAGGCGTAGTTAGCGGTGGAAGAATTAAAGGCGCTGTTGAAGGCACTTTGACATCTTTAATTCCATATCAAGGAGAAAAATTAGCGCAAGGCGTTGGTAATGTAATGAACGTGTTGCCTGGTTTTATGGGTGGTCCAAACGAAGCGCAACAATCTTATCAACAAGCCAAGACAAACTTTATTACTGCTGTTTTGCGTAAAGAATCTGGTGCTTCTATTGCTCCTTCAGAGTTTGACACAGAAGATAGAAAGTATTTCCCACAAGCGGGAGATACTGATAAGGTCATAAAACAAAAACAAAAAGCGCGTGATCTAGCCATTGAAGCTATGAAGATTCAAGCAGGACCAGGCGCTAAGAGCATCAAACCTTTTGAACAATCTAATGCGCCATCTGGTTTACCTAACGTATCTGCAACCAATCCCTTGGGCTTGCCTGGAAGATAACTATGGCCACACTTGTTGAATTTCGCGCTCAGTATCCTCAGTACAACGACATGCCAGATGTGGCGTTGGCTGATGCTTTGCATCAAAAATTCTATGCAGACATGCCAAAAGCAGATTTTTATAAATCTGTTGCGCTAAATCCTGCCGCATTTATTCCAGACAACCAAAACATGATTACTCTGCCAAAAACAGAGAGATCGGCCCAAGACAAACTTATGGGGTATGTGGAAACTCCAGCGATCATTGCAGGCAATATTGGTAGAGCGATTACCGCACCAATTGCCAAGTACGGCACTGAAGCCTTAGTCGGATGGAATACTCCACAAGGAATTAAAGCTGGTCAACAGGCAGCGCAAACCGTATCTAGCCAGTTTTATCAACCCCGTACCGAGACAGGACCAGAGGTTGCTAATGCAATTGGCGAGGCTTTAGGCTCTCTTCCCCCAACGCCCTTGACTAGCGCGGGTACGGCATTAAGCACTTTAATGCCTACGGCTACCAATCAACTTAGAAATATTGTTGTTCCTGCTACAAAACAAGCGGTTGCACCAGCGACTAATGTATTGGCAAGTGCTATGCAACGTGGTCAGCAACCTTCTATGCAAGGCATGGGCGCTGCTCAGACATCCGAACAACTTATGCGTGAAGAGCGTTTACAGCGTCTTGGCATCCCTGCTACGGCAGGAGAACGTACTAAGTCATTGGCTCAACAACAGTTTGAGGCAGATGTTGCCCGTGGTGTTGTTACTGGTATTTCTGAAGAAGAAAAGACTAGATTGGCTGAAAGAATGCGAGCATTCAAGACCAATCAAAAGCAAGCTATTACCAACAATTTTGAGCGTATGACTCAAGATGTAGGCGCAGAAGTGGCCGATCCAACTCAAATGCGCCAAATTGGGCGTATTGTTGACAAAGCTGTAAATGACGAATACACCAAGAAATACGACAATTACAAAGCACTGTATCAAAAGGCAGATCAGTCTGGCGAGACTTTGCAACCTGTTTCCTATCAAGGTTTGCTTGATTACATCAATACCAAGACACCAACAACTCGTCAAAAGTTAGACCCAATCTTGGATTCTGTGGCTGAATCATTGGCCATGAATGACCCAGACAAGACTGGAACTATTACTGTTCGTGCTTTGGAAGACATTTACCAACAGATCGGTAAGGTTAAAAATTCTCCAAATGCAGGAGAACTTAAGAAAATCATTACCGACATGGGTGAAGGCGCTGGCGGTGAACTGTACCAAGCAGCAAGAACTGCTAGAAGCCAACTTGCCAAAGAATTTGAAGATGTCTCTCGTGTTGACAAATTGTTAGGCACTAAGGCAGGCTACACAGATAGGCGTGTGGCGCTTGATGATGTATTCAAACATATTGTTTTGGATGGTTCTTTGGAAGAGATGAGAACCGTCACTAAATTACTTAAGAAGGCTGGTCCACAAGGACAACAAGCCTATGCCGAACTACAAGGGCAGACCTTGCAACACATGAAAGAATTGCTCACCAAGGGCGATCAACTGTCATTTAAGAATCTGAATACATTGGTCACACAATTGGATTCAGAAGACAAATTGGCATATATGTTTGGCAAGACAGGGCGTGATCAGATCATGGATTTGCGTGATGCAATCAAAGATGTGGTGGTCAAAGAACCTGGTGCGGTTAACTTTCCCAATACGGCTGGCGCTGTTTTGCGTGGTTTAGAGACTTTGCAATCGGTGAGAGTGCCTGGTGCTAAGTCTTTGGCAGAAGTTGCTCGTACACGCGAAGTTTCCAAAAAAGTTGAAGAGGCATTAAAACAGCCTAATAAGTTAGTCCCTTCTCAATCATCTATAAATTCACTAGCACCATGAACACCATAGACGCAACCGATGCCAAATTGTCGGCACATGAAGAAGTTTGTGCAATGCGTTACGAGCAAATCAATGCTCGGTTAAAACGCTTAGAACAAATAATTATCAACGCTTGCGGTGTCTTATTGATGGGCATGGGCGGTGTAATTTTGTCTTTTATGATGCATAAATGATGTGGAACCGATTACCCTTACCTTTGCGGCTTGTAAATTAGCATATGAGGGAATTAAGACAGCCGTCGAGGTCTACAAGGATGTCAAGAGGACTGGCGGTGAGGTTGCGGGTATTGCTGGTGAGGTCGGTGGGTTACTCTCGAAATTCTTTCACGGTCAAGACCAGATAGAAGAAGCGCACAAACAAAAATTAGAAGAGACGCGAGAGTTAGCAAGCCAAGGAAAAGTAAAAAATGTAACAATCCAAGCGATTGACAATGTAATGCACTTACGCCAAGTAAGGCAGTATTACAAAGACTTGGAACACATGGTTCGCTATGAACTTGGAATGCCAGACTTGTGGGTAGAGATAAAAGCAGAACGCGAGCGACTCATTGCTGAAGCATTAGAAGTCGAAATGCTACATAAACAAGCCACGGAACGGGCTGAGTTAAAGCGACAAGAAAAAATAAGAAGAATAAAAGATAAAGTACATATATACATTGCTGGCTTAATTGCCATTATTTATGTGTACATATCTGTCTGGTGTTTAACTTGGTTAGTGGAATATGATAGGAAATGGCGATGGGGATACTGATATGGGAAATTGCTGTGATGGTGGTTGTGACCATACTTATCGTTGTGGTAGTTGGGTGCGCCACTTGGTTTGTGCGTGAGCATGATAAGAGGGCTAACTACTATAAAAAGCAAGCAGAAATTTGTTGGAGAGATAAATGAATGACTTACTCGGTTTACTCAAAGGTATCGCGCCCACGTTGGCAACTGCTGTTGCTGGTCCTCTGGGTGGCATGGCGGTGTCCGCTCTGGCTTCTAAATTTGGTGTCTCCGATTCTGTCGAGTCCGTTGCAAAAGCGATTGCTGGTGATCCGCAGGCGGCTCAGAAAATTGCTGAAATGGAATTAGAGTTTGCCAAGTTAGCTGCGGATGCAATGAAGAATGAAGATAACAACGTCTCTACCCGTTGGTCAGCAGATATGGCTAGTGACTCTTGGTTGTCCAAAAACATTCGCCCTATGAGCCTTGTGGCCATCTTTATAGGCTATTTCTTATTTGCCATGATGAGCGCCTTTGGACTTAATGCTAATGAGGCCTATGTGACCTTGTTGGGTCAATGGGGTATGTTGATTATGGGTGCTTACTTTGGTGGCAGGACTGTTGAAAAACTTGCAGAAATGCGAAAGAAATAATATGTTGTTATCACCACATTTTTCACTAGAAGAGTTAACGCATACAGATCACCGCACTATTGAAAACGTGCCAAACAGTAGCGAGATAAACAACCTTAAACGTGTTGCTGACTTGCTAGAAGAAGTTAAAACATTATTGGGTGGCAAGCCCATCATAATTAACTCAGCATTTCGCTGTAAAGAATTAAATGATGCGGTGGGTTCAAAAGACACATCTCAACATCGGGTAGGGTGCGCGGCTGACATCCGCGTACCTAGTCTGTCTCCTGATGAAGTAGTTAAAGCTGTAATGGCATCAGATATTAATTACGATCAATTGATCAGAGAATTTTCTACGCCAGAAGGCGGTGGATGGACACATATATCTGTACCAAATAACCCATCTGGTACGCCTCGCAAACAAGTATTAATTATTGATAAACAGGGTACAAGACCTTATTCATAAATAATTCATATTGACAACATCTAATACGCACTATGAAAATTCAGCGTGTGGATGTTCGACAATCTTCTGTGCAGAATAGATTGTCGGTACTTCAAAAGAAGTGCCTACCCTACGATAAACCTTATGACACAACTAATGGAACTTGGTGGATTGCTACTAAGAATGGCGTGGATTGTGGTTTCGCAGGTCTTATTTGTAGTCCTTGGTGGAGTGATTGCGCTTACCTTATACGCTGCGGTGTTTTGCCTGATTATCGTGGACTCGGCTTACAGAAAAAGTTTATTCGCGTCAGAATCAGACAAGCAAAAACTCTCAAAATGAATTGGATTGTCACGAGTACTTATGACAACCCAGCCTCTGCAAACTCCCTAATCTCCTGCGGTTTCAAGATGTTTAATCCAAGTAGACCTTGGATGACTAAACATACATCCTATTGGCGTTTAAAACTGGAATAATCATGCCCCAAACTCCTATATTGACAGATGCTGAATTTATAGAATTATGGAAAGTACATGGTTCTGCCTCTGCTATACAAAAACTTATAGGGGGCAATATACGAACCATTCAGAAGCGTAGAGCCACCTTAGAGACAAGATATGGTCTGTTATTGGAGGCAAAAAACCCACAAGGCAGACCTGAGAGACCACAATCAGCCTATGAGCGCAAGCAGCTGGGCATCCTAAACGGCACAGTTATTGTGTTTAGTGACGCACACTTTTGGCCTGGCATCCGCACCACAGCTTTTAACGCTCTTTTATGGGCGATTAAAGAGTTTAAGCCATCAGCAGTGATATGTAATGGGGATGCCTTGGACGGTGCGTCTATCAGCCGTCACCCACCATCAGGTGTGTCAGGCAAAGAGCCATCTGTTATTGAAGAACTAAAAGCCTGTAAACAATCCCTTGGAGAAGTCGAGGAAGCAGCCAAGGAAGCTCGCCACAACGTCAGGTTAGTCTATACATGGGGTAATCACGATGCGCGGTTTAACGCCCGTCTAGCAATCAATGCCCCCCAATTTGCCGAAACCTATGGGTTTAAATTAGAAGACCATTTCCCAACCTGGGAGTTCTGTATGACTTGTTGGGCTACGGATGATGTGGTCATTAAACATCGATATAAAGGGGGTATTCATGCTACCCATAACAACACAGTCGGTGCTGGTAAAACAATAGTTACAGGACATTTACATTCTTTAAAAGTAACGCCTTACTCTGACTATAACGGCAACCGATTTGGTGTGGATACAGGTACACTTGCTGAACCCTATGGGCCACAGTTTGCCTATGGGGAAGACAACCCATTGAACCACCGCTCGGGTTTCGCAATTCTGACATTTAAGGATGGGAAACTGCTTTGGCCTGAACTGGTTCATAAGTGGGATGACGGGCAAGTGGAATTTAGAGGTCAAATCATCAACGTTTAAAGGATTCTTATGTATAAATTAGAGATTGATTTAGGTGGCTGGAACGAAACAATCACAATTGAGTCTAACGACTTTAATAAGATTGCTTTGTTAGCTGAATTTGTTGAGTTTCAAGAAGAGTGCAGCTGGTGCGAAGAAGACGAAGAGCTGACATTTGTTGACGAAGACGGTGTCACTTGGGTTTATGACGAACTCTTGGACGAATGGGTTGTCTACGAAGAAGAAGAAGAAGAAGAAGACGAAGATCAAGAATAAAGCAACTGGCTTATATCTAACAAGATTTCCTGAATATTGGCTATTGTTTGTGTTTCAGAAACATCGTGTTTAGTATGTAAGCGCATTGCTTGATTAATGTCTAACAGGGCTGTCCACACATCATGTGCGTGGATGGCCTGTTTTGCTTCTATAAAGTCATCATATTCAATAATTATTTTCATTTATCCTCCGACAACATAAAGATTGCTACAAATGTAGCGACGGTGGCTATCGCTCCAAACATAATCAAGAACACCACCCAAAGAACTGTCTCTAACATGCTTGTCCCCTTGCTCTGATTTGATTTGCGCACTCACGTCTTCCAGAATGGACAGCACCTGTATAGCCAGAAATATATGTCTGCTCAATAGTTGAATCACACAACTTTGCACACGCCTCACGCTCTTGATTCATAGCCCAACGAATAGCATCACGGGTGCTTGCATGACCTTGTATAGCCATCTCAATGATTTCATC